TGGCCTTGGACGCCGGATCGAAGTTGCCGCTGTCCCAGAACTTGCGCCAGGCCGACCATGCCCCGCCGATCGACCCACGGTGAAAGACGTCCCCGCTCGAGGGCCGCGTATAGCGCTGCTCGACGGCATTGCCCTGTGCAAGGACCTCGATGATGCCGGCGCCGCCGACCGGATAGTTGGCGCCGTCCGTTGCGCCGGCGTCGAGCGGCTGGCGATAGAAGCCGGGCGTGACACACAGGTTGAGGTCGGAGCCCGAGGCCGCGAGGGCGCTGACGAACTGCAGCAGGACCGGTTTGCCCGTGACCTGGGCCCAGTCGTGGGAGTGGATCGCTGCGGCCTTGGAGTTCGGGTCGAAGTTGCCTTCGAACCAGAGCTGCTGAGTGCCGACGCGCGGTACGGTCTCGAAGGAAACCTGTCCCGTGGCGCGGATAATGGCGAACGGAATCCCTAGATAGGTGCCGTCGTCAGCGAACCGCATAAACTCGAGCAGGGAGCCGTTGTTCGCCCCGCTCTCGGCCGAGCCATTCGCGCGGATGCGCCAGCGGGTATTGGCCCCGGTCCTGAAGTTGATCTCACGCCCCGTGCCGGCGTTGCCGATCAGATCGAGGCTGGGTCCGCTCGCCCGCGAGATAGCGAAGGCACCCGTGAAGGTCGCACCCGCTAAGCTGGCCTTCTCCGCAAGCGCTGTCGCCAACCCGGTGATCTTGGCCATGGCCAGATCGGGGATCCGCAGGACGTTGAAAATGCCCGTCGTCACATGGCCGGCGTCGTGGCTGTGCGCCGAGTCTGCCTTGCCGCCGAGCAGGGCCGTCAGCAGCACCTTGAGGCGTGAAGGTGGGACAGCGACGTCACCCCGAATGCCGGCATCCACCTCGGCTTGATCGGCGATCTCGATGACACCCGGGCGATCAACCGTCGCCGGCGGATTGATGAAGTCCGTATCACCGAACTCGATCATGGCCGTAGTCAGGCTGGCCAGCACCACATCCACAGCGAGCAGCATGATCGAGGCCGAGGACTTCTGGACGATCGGCGCCGCCTGGCCGTAGACAGCGAACAGCGTGCCGTCCGAAAGGATCAGCCCGAAGCCGCGCATGCTGTAGGACTGGATCGACTCATCCCGGATGGTCAGGTGCAGAGTGTCGTCTGCGACCACATCGCCGGCGAAGGTGCTCAACCGCTTCAGCTCGGTCGGCAGAGCCGTCATAGCCGCGAAGTTTGCGCCCTCCATGTTGGCCGAGGTCAGGGCGACCTGACTGATCGTCAGCGCATTGGTACCGGTGTTCTGGGCATTGATCAGGGCGGCGCGCCCGACATTGGTGATGGTGATCGGCAATCCAGGCATCAGGCGGCCTCAAGCTGCAGGCGGTAGAAGTCGGCGGCGCGCGCGGCGGCGGCCAGGCCGAGACCGCCCTGGGCCGCGAGGCCCTGGGTGAAGGTGAAGTGGGCGCGAACGGGCTTGGTCCGGATCACCTCATCGATGACCTCCTCGACGAAGCGGGCCGTTGCGGGCTGCCCGCCCTCCCCGTTCAGGGTCAGGACCAGATCGAAGGTGTACGGCTCACCGGGCGGGTCCAGCTGCCACCATTCGCGCAAGGCGATCTGGCCGCCGAAGGCCGCAACGACCTGGCGCACCGAGGCAGCAGTGCCCTTCTTGCGCTGGATCTCGATGGCAGCCGCCACCACGTTGCGCTTGACGCTCTCGGACCAGGTTGGATTCCAGCTGTCGATCGACAGGGCATAGGCCAGCCACGGCAGGAGCTCGATCGGGCAGGTGTCAGGCCGCCACAGATCCCGTAGCGGGACCGGCACGTCCTCAAGGCGGCGCGTCAGGCGCTCGAGCGCCAGCTCGAGCGCAGTGGAGTTCTCAGGCGCCAGGCACTGGCTGTCTCGGACCAGGGGCATGGCTATTCCCCGAGACCGGCATGGGTGACGTCGATCGACGTGCAGCGGGCCGCCTGGGTGCGGGTCACGACGACATTGGCGGCGGGGGACACCAGGTCGACGTCCTGGACGCCTTCGGGCGACAGCGCGGCGATGATCCCGGAGCGCGTGACGTCGCGGCCGAGCCGGAAACATGCGGCCAGATAGGCATCCAGCCGGGCCAGGGCCTCCGCGATGACGACGGATGCATCCGGCCCTGCGAAGGTGGTCAGGGTAGCATCGACCTCGAAGGTGAGCACCTCGGCCGCGGCCACCGTCACCTGATCGGTCAAAGGGCGGACGTCCTCGGCCGAGACATAGGCCTCGACGGTGTCCAGAAGGGTCTGGTCGGGCACGCCATTGCCGAGGCGCGACAGAACGGTCACCAGAACCTCGCCCGGGGCCGGACTGGTGGCGCTGGCGTCCAGGACATCGCCAGACGCGTCGAGCGCTTTGGACACATAGGCACCCTCGGGACCGGCCACGGAATAGGCCTCGGGCGCCAGCAGGGCGCGCCGGCGCAGGGCGTCATCATCTTCCATAACGGCAGGTGTCAGTCCGTCGACGGACTCCGGCACGATGACCAGCCGCTGCACACCCAGCAGCGCAACGAGGTGATCAAGGTCGGACCCGACGGCATAGGCAATGGTGACGGCGCGCGCCGCGTCGTTGACCCGTTGGCGCAGACCGAGCTCGCGATAGGCGAAAATCTGGATGATCTTGACCAGAGGCTCGGACGGCAGGGTCAGCACCTGGGCCATGGCGGCACCGGCCTCGGGGCTGTCCTCGGCCATGGCGTCGATCAGCAGCTGCTTGGCCTCGGCCACGATGGCGTCAAAGGACAGGGCCTCGACGACTTTCGGAAAGGGCAGCTTGGACAGGTTGACGGCGGTCGAGCCGCTGGCCTGGCCGGCGAGGACGGACACAGTCGGGAACCTCTACGTCACGAGCGGGGGCCCCGTTGTCACCGCCCGAGCGTCTCGCTGGCGACCGGGGGCTGTTGTGCCGTGCGGTGCTGACAAATGTAGGAGGCCCTATCGCTCGCGACGCGGTCGCTCGCCGCGCGGGAGCTAGCGCCCTGCTCTACGCCCCCAGCCGAGGGCGTCGCCGGCATGATCGATGAAGGCGTTGAGCAGCATCGCCTCGTCGGACGGTGCGAAGCCGATCAGCTCGCGCTGCGGATAGTCGATCTCGGGGCCGTCCGGGGCGACCTGATCGCGCTCGCCATAGTGGTGGACCCGGGCGAAGCGGGACGCGCGCGAGGTGAACTCGACCCAGGCGGACTCGCTGTCCGCGCCGGCCTTGAGCCAGCGGCTGGAGCGCAGGCCCCGGAACATGGGCTCGGACCTGCGGCGCACCTTGCCCCGCACCCCTCGGGCGCCAGAGGCCTCTATGGAGGTTTCGGCCTGCCCCTCGGGCGGGAGCCAGCGGATCACGCGGGACTTCTTGAAGGTGCGCAGGCCATCGGCCTCACGGTCAAAGCCGACCATCGTCTGGCCTTGCTGGCGCCAGCTGCGCATATCGACCAGACGCGGCGGGCCGGACCCGCCTGACGGGTAGAGGAATCGGACAGGCCGGGTGGCGGGCTTGGCGGTGCGTCGCGGCTTGCGCTTGGGCCAGCTGGATCCATCGGGCGCGCGCTGGGCCGCCATGCGGCGCTGCTGAACGCGACGAATGTCGCCGGACATCCGCCTGAGCAGCCGGGTGCGCGTCGGCGCCTCAAGCGCGGCGAGGCAGGCGGCGGCGATCTCGTGCAGCTGGGCCAGGTCCTCGGCCATCAGGTGACCTCGGGATGCTCTTCGCAGCGGGCGATCACAGCATCGTCCAGATAGACGATATGCAGCGGCGGACCGTCTTCCAGGGCGAGCGGCTCGGGCGGTTCGAGATAGACCAGGTCATGGCCGCCGCCCGGGCGCGGTTCGAACCGGTAGGCCTCAGTCAGCCTGAGGTCGATGTGAATGTCGTACTTGTCCTCGTCGAGCAGCTCGAACGTCAGATCCATGCCGCGGGCCGTGGCCTCCGGGCTGGAGATCAGGTCATGTTGCCAGCGCTGGATCCAGAGCAGGAGCGGAACCGAGACCTCGGCCGGGTCGCCAGCGAAGTCCAGCATGGCGATCTCGAGCGTGTAGCGGTACTCGAACGCCTGGCCCGGCCGGGCCGAGGCGAACAGGCCCAGCTTGGTCGCCGCCATCTGCAGGCGGTAGGGATCCGTCTTGAGGCCATGGCGAGGGTCGAGGGCCGCGGTCAGGGCGGCGCGAATGGCGTGCGGCTTCTTCACGGCTCGACCCCGAGCGCGCGCAGCCACTCATCCTCGTCGGCATGTTCGCCGGCGTGGACGTCGACGGCAGTCTGCCGGGCGATGTCGCAGTGGACGAGGGCGACGGCCTGATCGACCAGCAGCTGCTCGAGGGTGTCAGCGGACAGCTTGCTCGGCAGCTCGAGCAGGCGGCACGGCTGGATCGCGCTTTCCGGCATCTCGCGCCGGGGCGGCGTCACCGTGACCGGCACAGACGGACGGGCGAAGGTCGCACAGCCGCTGCCAGGAATCGCGCAAAGCAGTACCATCGTCAGGAAGAGGGATCGTTTCATCGGCCTGGGCCTCACGTTGAAGGGCAAAGTCATGCGCGATCGCGTCGGCGGCCGCGCGATCGGTGGCGCCGCGTTCGATCAGGCGGGTGGTGTCGCGGGCTCCGGAGGCCTCGGCCGAGCGGGCCGCGCCGTCGGCGGTGGCGACCGCCGCCTTGCCTTCGGCCACCTCGGCCCGGTGCTCGGTCGAGTTGAACGGATCCCAGCGGAAGCCTAGACCGCCAAGGATCTGGACGCCGACCACGGCAAAGGCGATCACGGCGACCGCGATCAGGATCCAGTGGACCGGCGTGAACCCGGAGATGTCGCGCAGCTTCACGACGGGGCCAGCCCGATCAGGAGGCCGATCACCAGGCCGATCGCCAGAAGTATCCATGCGATGATGATGACGTGAGCGCCTTCGCCATAGGTGCCGATCGGCATCCAGCGATAGATCAGGGCGCCGACGATGACACTGATGATGAAGGCCCAGGCGAACCCGAACCAGACCGTTGCGGCACCACTGATCGCCACCAGGAGAAGGGCGCAGCAAATCAGCAAGGCCAGACCCAGCCAATCCCGCATGAAATCCGGCATCAGCGTGCTCCCTTGCGTTCGGTCCACCAGCTGGCGACGTCGAAGGTCGGGCAGGCCTTGACCCATTCGCCCGGCTCGACCTTGCCGTTGCCGTTGCGGTCAGGGGACAGGTCGCGGTGACCGCAGATGCGGGCTGCAGGATGGCGCGCCGCCAGTGTGTCGAGCAGCTGCTCGAGCGCGGCATACTGTTCGGCGGTGAAGTTGGTCTCGGCCGTCATGTCGGGCTTGACGCCGCCGACCAGGCAGATGCCCAGGCTGTTGGCGTTGTGGCCGGCCACGTGCGCACCCATGACGGTGTCGGCACGTCCCTTTTCGAGCGTGCCGTCGCGACGGATGACATAGTGATAGCCGATGTCGCGCCAGCCCCTGGCCTTGTGCATCGCGCGGATCTCGGTGACGCCGATGTCCCGGTTGGCGGGCGTGGCTGAGCAGTGAACGACCAGCAGGCTGATACGATTCATGATTCCGGTTCCTCTGGTTTGTCGAAGTCGACGTCGATCTCGACGCCACCGGCCTTGACGCCGACGCGGCCCGCGCGGCCGAAGGCCAGGGTGATCATGACCAGGGCGACGATTAAGGTGCTGGACAGGCCCATCCAGGTGGCACCCTGAATGCGGGCGAGCCAGACGGCCTCGCCGTCGGGGAAGCGCCCGTGCTGGAGCCACCACTGGACATGCGCGGCCAGCGCCGTGGCCACCACTCCGCCGCCGAGCATCAGGGCGAAGCGGATCATGGGCAGGGCCTTCAGCAGGCCGAACAGCTGACCAGGCTTGAGGCGGATCATGATGCGTCCCTCTCGAGGCGGTCGCGGATCCACGCCACGTCGCGCTGCACGGCGACCAGATCCCCATTGGCCAA